CAGAACTCTTCCCCGTCCATGGGGCCTTACATCGTATGGGCGTGACTTGGACACCCCTAAAGGCGTCCATCCCACACGATTCTCGAAAAGGCCCATGGATACAAGACTTGGATTTGTTGACAAGTAGTCCAACACTCTCCAAGGCTTGCATGCAAAAGTCTGCATCCTCTGTGGCGACAATTATGTCATCGCCATAGACGAAAACAGACTTCGCCGATTTACTCGGTGAAACTCGGTCCCTTCTAGCAAGGGATGCTACGATTATCGCCCAAAAGCAAAACGCTTCTACGGGAAAGCATAAAGCTGATCCCATAGGCGCAAACTTTTTAAGCGGTAAGACTCTCCCAGACGGGAGCGTCGTAGCAGAGCTGCGTGTAGCCTCCAAAGCTCGAAGTAGTTCAGGGCAGTGTTTAAAAACTGCTCGAACTAAGTCGAGGGAGACACGGTCCGAAGCTTCCTTGAGATCAAGAGTCGCATACTTTAAAGTCTTGGAAGACTCTAAGGCTATGCTTCTATTGACCTCTTGGTTAGTGAAGTTAACATGCCCTTTAGTCATCCAGAAGGATTCTAAATGGCACATTATCTTCCGTCCAAGACCCTGTTGAATCCACTGGTATTCCAGCGGCTCACAGGATATCAAACGCGGACCACGCGAGTCTTTTGGAACCAGTACAACCTTGGCGACCCCGGTTTCCCGGCGTTCCAAGGACTTGTACCACTCCAATCGATCTATCAGCTCACGAGCACCCCCTACAATGAAATATTCATAGTAGGGGTACACCTGGTGGATTTCGTTGTAGAGGCGGGAGAAATCCCACTTCTCATCGAGGTATTCACCAGTTGCCACCGCCCCGGGACCGTGTCTTGGCACAATGTCTTTTGGGTCAAACCCAGCGAAGACATCTCGAGTGATGTAGGAAGCAGCAGCGACCATGTCGCCAACAGTTCCACCAAGCTCGAGCTCGAGCTCGCCTTCAGTCCGCACAAAAGCTTCTACGACAGAAGTCTCTTGCTCGCGAGTGTAGGGCAGTTCGAGTTTGTACAAGAAGAAGCAGACTTGACGCAGAAATTTTACTGCGACTATGTCTGCATCGTCCCGGAGTGTTCCAGTAGCGTTGAATACTCTTTTAAAGTACGCCTGCAAAAAAGCAGGTATACCACGGTTCTTCGAGGAGCGTTTGAACTCCCTTGGAACCGAGAGCTGAGTATTCAGCATTCCTTGATCTAACGCCTTTCCCAACTTGGGTAGGCACTTGGTCAGGAATGCCAGTCCCTCTGCAGAACATCGAGATTGTAAAGTCTCAATGTCCCGCTCGGAAGACTTAACGTTTGTGGAATAATACGGACCGCTACGGATCAGAGAAGCCGCGAGGCCGACATAAAAGTCGACATGGCTATTCTGTCTAACCAATTGGTTTAGACCTCCATGCGTGTGCATGGATAGCCAACAAACCCTCGTGTCAACTCAGAGACAGCGAGAATCCTACGACTCACCACGCAAAACTGCGTTGAGAGTCGTTTGGATAGCGGCAAATTCAGTTTCCGTGGTAGTCGCGAAGCCGAGCAGACTCGTAAGATATCTGCACATGCCAGCGATGTCCACAGTATTGAATGTGTCGCCCAGGCGCGGTACCGTCAACGTAAAGTTGAGGGTAGCCACAACTGGAGTGGAACCCGACAACTTGGTCTTCGAGAAGGAGATCAAGTGTCGGTCAACAACAGAATCAGCCTTCCCTGAAAGGGAATGCTTGATTTGCATTTTGGTAGGCAACGCAAGCGTTGACTCTGCCAAAACACGTGTTGATCCGGCGTTGGATTGATCAATGAGGACGAAATGTCCTACATCGAACTCACCAGCGTCGTCATAAGTTCCACCGTTGAGTTCTAGATTGTTAGCTAACATGCAGTACTCCTCGAGGGCTTTAAATGCCCTTAGGCAAATCCTGCGCTACGTCACGTTGACATAGCTAACAGAAGCGCCAGCTGTTTTTCACTTAGTGCTTGCAAGCTTGGCAAAAGCAGCAATGGCACTGGGAGTCCGACAACTCGTTCATACCTACGAAAGGCGACTTCACCCAAATGGGTGCGATCGCCACTTACACGGTCAACTTGTGTAATGATTATTCGGCACGTCGTAAGAGTGGAACACGTGGTATCACGCAAGTTCCATTCTCCATCGGCACCTTGAATCTTCCACTTGTTGAGATAACTGGAAACGGGCACAATCCAGTCTAGCACAAAGCTAAACGGGATTGCGTTCCAAACAATCTTTAAGGGATTGTTCAGACCAGTTTTCCCCATGTAAGCCCTGAGTAAGCCGTAGAAGTCGTCAAGGTGAGTTAGGTTCTGGCTCAACCAAGAGCTAGCCCTATATTCAGTCTTGAAGTCAGCTACTGCGAATTCAAACATCACCCCGCCCGGTCCAAAATCTTTTAGATATGGACTTGGGGCTGTCACATTAAGATCCCTTTTGAGGAAATTAATGCGAACGGGCTTGCCACGCGTCTTCTTGAGGTACTCTATTCGAGAGCTCACAGACGCGCAGATGTTGAATAATGCACCTAAGTCCTTAATTAGTGGCTTCCAATTGAAGTTATAATTAAGGAACGCAGATGCAATGGTCTTGGATAGAGTCTTTTCCAACTTGGGAATGATGGCTGCCATGTCATCAAGCTCCAAAAGGAAATTGCCAAGGCTCAAATCCGCCGGAAACTGGTCGCTAAACGCATCGAATGCGTCGCGACTGTTTTCGAACCAGACCGTCTCAGGGATCGGAGGCACCACTTCATCAGCAATCAGGGTAGGGTTAATCCCAGACCCGGACTCGTCCGGAGTAATGAGATTAGAGCCACCCCCCAGGAAAGGAACCATACTAATCACGCCACTAGTGGCGCGAAGAGATATGTGTCCAACTGGGAGGACAGAATCACTTCGAAGAAAGGGTGGGATCGTTCTGGGAAAGTCATAGAGGCGACTCCATGACGTCCAGACGAACCGACCATTCTCGAAATGAAAATGTTCCCCGTTTGCGCCGGTTAGATCGAAAGTGGAGACCGTTAGGTCACCATTCGTTCGTACCCG